GCGTTACCGTACTCAGCAAGTGTCAGGGTAACCTGGCTGTCTGAAAGAGCAACAGTAGATACGTCGCTTGTCTCAGTCAGTGCAGAAGCCTGAATTGCTAGGTCGTTAACAATTGTAAATGCAACTGATGCTCCAGGCATGCTCTGGTGCGTTGGCTGAATGTCAGCGGCAGCGTCAAAGTATAGTTCTGGGCGTAGTGCAAAGTATGCCATGCGGTCATAAGCGGCCTTTGAGAAATCAAGGGTGCTCTGACCTGTATATGCGTCAACCATTGTGGTTAACTCCTTTTCTTTAGGTGTTTAAGTTTTTAGGCTTAGAACGACCCACGAGAAGAGTACATTCCGAGTTTTTGACCGGAATCTCCTTCTACGATTCGCATGACTTCTTCAGGAGTTGACGCTGAGGCAAGTGCTTCAAGATACATCTGTTGTGGATCTGGCATTGCGCCAGAGTTCCCAATAGTTGCACCTTGTGCCCTACGTAAAGCATCTAGTTCTGCATCATTCGATGGTACTTCGTGAATTGTCTCAGATTGTAGGATGCCATATTCCTGAGCCGCTGAACGGATTGCCTCTGCTGAGGTTTCACCATCATACGCCTTGCGGAATAATGAACCAATACCTGTATCTGGGATACCAGCCTTAGAGAACTGAACTTCACGTTTCTGTGATTCAAGTTCTGCTTTTACTGATTCCAATTCTTTGCGAGCCTTTTCTGCTTCACGCAACTGCTTCCGAATATTCGGGTCTAGCGGCTGACGCTCAACTTCTTGCTCATCTTCATACTCATCAAAATCGGTCATACTAATCGCTCCTTGCGGGTACGCACTTTACCAGAGGTTAATAAAGCGGATAATTTTTCAGCACTTGTGTACGCACTTTGGTCATGCCCTCCAAAGCGGGTTAGATAGTTAGCGCACCTACGGCCACATAGGGCCAACCATCTACGTCCATTGTATCATTTTTGACCCTAATGTTACGTTCTTGCACTTCCTAAACCTGTAACTCCCTTGGCAGTTTCCACAAATCCACCACCTTTTTCAAAGGGAGCGGCTGCGGTTTGCTCAGCACGGGCTACCTGGACTTGTTCTGCTAATTGATTAGTCCCTGCATATCCGGCAATTTGAGAACCTATAAGTTGATTAGTGGTTACTGTAGAGCGGCCTGAACCTGGTGCGGCAACCGTAAGTTGAACATCTCTTGCTGCTGTGGCTAGGTCTGAACGGAGTTGAGACATGCTGTAGGCGGCGTACGGGTCAGCGGCTCCACCTGTGCTGGCTGCTGTACCTGCCATCTTAACCATTCCAGCCAACTGTTCTGCTCCAGCTTGATTCATGCCCTTAAGACCTATGCCTTGGGCATAACCCTGGATAGTTGCAGCAGCAATGTTCTTTTCAATGGTAGCCTGTGCCACCTTTGGGTCAAGAAAATAAGCAACGCCTTGTCCTGGAGTAAGCCCGTATTCTTTAGCCAAAAGGTTTTTAACGTTCTGGTCAGCGTTGTTGTAGGCAACGTATCCCTTGTTAATCCTGGACTCAAGTTCTGTAGTGGATACATTGTTCTGAATCAAGTTACCAATTGCTGCCTTAGTTATTGTTCCTTCAGGGAGGCCATAAAGACCTGTAAGGCCTTGCACGGTAGTTACATACTGTTGGTACTGGGCTTCTGTCATGTGCTCTGCACCTGGCCCAAGGCTTGCGTTGCGCTCGGTAAGACCAGGAAAGTTTTGCTTGTATTCAGCAGTACCGCGAACATAATTTAATAAATCTTGTGTGTTAGTCAAATGATCGCCCTGAGCCGTAATCATTTTTTGAATGGTAGGCATTAAATTGCCCATGCCCCATGAGTCAAGATAGTTAAGCATTGTTCCGTAAGCACTAGCCTGGGAACCTGCTGAAGCATTGCTAGTAGCAAGACCGTTAGGCCCCGCTACAACAACAGCCGAAGAAGAACTTTTACCGCCATAAACAATGTCTTTGGTAAGACCACTAAAGTCTCCACCTTGTGATTGCAAAGCAGTGTACAAGTCCATTGCCGCAGTGGTGTAATGTGGCGCACCAACTGCACTAGGAACATTTGCCCAAGACGTTAATTTAGACCAAAGACCAGGGTATTTTGTTGACATGTAATCCATGGCTGTTTTCCATGTAGAACTGTCTGGGGAACCACCTTTTGCGCCTGTAACAATTTGACTGTTAACAAACGCTTTACCTGCCTTGGTGTTTAATTCTGCTTTGGTAAAACCAAATTGGTTAATAAGAACATCCGCATTTGGGATGAACATAGGCAATGCTGAACCTGCTGCTGAATATGTATTAAAACTAATTGGTGGAGGTGTTGTTCCCATTATTGCATCGCTCCTTGCTGTGGTGGTTGAGTAAATGATTCATGTAGTGCTTTAATAACCTGACCAATTTGTTCGTGGGCAGCAGGCGTAGTATCCCATCCAAATCCAGGGTGGGACTTAATGTGTTGTTTCCATTGGTCTAGGCTCATAAGAGTAGGCCGTCCTGTTTTTTCATCTATCCTGCCAGCCAAAGCAGCAGCCGATTTAGGGTCAGCAATAAAGTCAGGCTCAAAACTTTCTCCAAGCATTTGCTTAGCCACCTGGCGGTACGGATCAAGAAGGTGGGCCGTAGGTATACCAGCAGCAATCTGTGGCGCTAGAGAGGGATATAGGCCCTGTGCAGTGGTCTTTACGTGCTCCTCGAAAGCCTTAGCCTTTTCAGGTGTAGCATCTTTGGCTATTGCCTGAAGTGCTCCTTCTGACATTGGCACGGCGTATAGTTGCGCCATGTTAGCCATGTCATTCATTGTCGGTACTTTTTCTACTTGGGGGGTTGTTTCTGGCATTTTATTCCTTACTTGTTAGGCATTGCCTGTAGAACTGATTTAATAAAATATGATTGATTTGCGTAATATTCAGATGCCGCTGCATCCTCACAGAAGGCATACCATGAATTAGACAAGGCCGATGCACCGCCACCAGTTAGATTACGGTAAGCCTTTAGGAAACCATTGTACTGATCTATAAGACCTTGAAACTTTTCTTTGTCGTCTTTAGAAATAGCAGTAACGTTGGGGTCATCAACCATTTTGGTCATTTCTTCAAGGGCTTTGTTGGCAACATTCTTTTTTGCCGCACCTGTAAATTGGTCGTACCAAATTGGGTTAGTGGTATCACCGTATGACTTAGCCATTGCAGCCAATTGCTTAAAACCATTGTAATTAAGTTCTGTTGTTGCTTTGGAAGAACCATCGGCAAGACGCATTATTACTTGCTTAGTAGCACCAGGTATGGCCATAATTTCAGGCTTTAGGAAATTGTAGTAATAATCATTACCAATTCCGTATAGTGCAGAACTTAGATATTCACTAGGTGCTTCACGACTACGAAGATTCATAGACAATTCTAACTGGTATGCCTGTGGTGAATAGTTTGAACTACGATTCACAAGCATTGCAGAACCATACGGGTAGTCTCGCACTGTTCCAGGGTTATTTGTTAACAAGTCAACAGCACTTTGGGTTTCAGGGAAATTAGAGTACGTTGACTTTGTGTGAGAAATAAGGTCAGTAATGTTGTCTGGAAACTTTTGAGCAAAGATGTCAGCCGCTTCAATTGTTGTGTACTTAGGTGTTCCATCTGGATTCTTTTCAGCAAGAATTTTGTCAAACTCAGGCTGCTTTGAGAACGTTGCATTAAGACTAAGCGCCAAAGGACTAAAGAAGTTAAGTACTGTTTTAACAAACGACATCATCATTGCGCCTTGCTTAGCACGGTCAAGGAACGCTTGGCGTTGTTCAGGGTTGTTAAGAATGTTACTTACGGCCTGGTCGGTAAGACCACGAACCATCATGTCACGCTGTGCTTGAGTCATGCCAGTGTAGTCATATTCTTTTTCTACAATCTTGCGTTGTTGAGCAAATAGGTTGTCTACGGCATTGTTAAGCATTTGATTTTCAGTTGACTGAATGGTTGAGTTAGGCATGTTAAACATACCTGCTCCTAATTCCAATACGTCTTGTAATGTTCCAGACGGCAATACATCTCGTGTCCAAGAAGAGTGTGAAGATGCTTTACCAAGGAATCCATTAATCCATTTTTGTGCAACTGGTGAGTGGTTAGCGGCTGTGTAGTCACGAATCCATTTGGCAGGGACAGTAATAAGCGGTCCCCATGGTGGGCGAATAAATTCACCAAGCATGTTTCCAAATCCCATCTGGTCACCTGTTGGAACAATAGATGTAACTGAACCGGCACTACCTGTCAGACCAAATGCCATTTTTCCAAAACCAGCAGCAGTGTTGAACAACGGGTTAAGCCCAGCAATATTACCTATAAATTCTGTACCAGGAATGTGAGTACCTGGGATTGCACCCTTATCAGATGTTGTCGAGATGTAGTCAGTAACAGCAAGGCATAACTTCATGTACTTTTCAAATGCACCTGGATCTGTTTTGGCCAAACGGAAAGCACGTCGCCATGCTTGGTTTTTAGCGAAGTAGAACGGAGCAACAACACGCATGTTTGTTTCAAACATCGTCTTATCTTTAGGGTTGTGGACAAAACGACTCATACGCATAAGAGCCTTGTTTTCTGCAATAATTTCTGCTTGTGCTTCGTGAAGCGTTCCGTTGTTAATCAATGGACGCAATATTTCCATTTCCCTGTGGTAATCACCAAGGTACACTGGCTTACGAACCAACCAGTTAACCATTGGTCCAAGAATCTTATCGTGACCTTGTTCAGAAACTCGGCTAATAACAGTCTTGGCAAATCCACCCAAACTACTAATGCCCTCTAGTCCACGTGCAGGAATGTCACGAGGTGCTGAATCACCCATGCGAGCAATCAATTCAGTCATTTCTTTTGGCCCTGGAACTGTACCTGAAACAACGTGGTCAAGAAGTTCTGTGTGAAGTACGTGTCCTTCAGAACCAGCAGTTCCAAAAAATGTACCCATGATGTTTTCTACAGCACGACGTGCGGCATCTTCTTTAGAAGCAAGACGGAACTTTTCGTCAGCAGACATACCAAGTGCTGATGGCATTGGCTTAAGAGCAGCAATCTTTTCAATTTGCTCAGCGCTAAACATCGCTTCTGATGTTTCGCCTTTCCAATTAGCAGTTGGTATTTTGCCTGTTTTTTCGTGGTAAGGCCATGATCCAAATTCAATGTCATACCTATGCTTGACACCATAGCCATACTTTTCAACAATTTGTGTTGCAAGTTCGTGCTCTAATGCTGCACCAGCACCGCCACCTAAAGAACCAACGGTTTGAACATGAATTGAACCAGTTTCGTACCAAGCCAAAGCACCAGTAATTCTACCTTCTGAATCCCTTGCTACAATAAGGTTTAATCCTTTATCACGGTGAAGTTCAAAAGCAGCGTTAGTAACTCCGTATCTACGGTATTCAAGATTACCAGCCTTGTATTCAGGTGTTAAAAGTACGTCACTTTTTGCCGCAACATCTTTTCCTTCAAACAAGGAATCTATTCGTTTTTTTGCATCTTCTTCTAATTGTTTAATAGGTGCAAAGTCTTTTTCTAATTTAGCCAAATCTGCTGGCGATGTTTCACCACTTGTAAATGATTCAAGTTTTCCACCTGATCCATGAAACTTGTCAATTGAATCTTGAATGTAACGAAGGTCTGGTGACATTGACTGAAGTGCTTCTGCACGTCCGGTTTCAGCCTCACGTTGTACCTTAAGCAATTCACGGTCTTCCATACTCATTGAAGAAAGGTTTGGGTTGGCGTTGATGCCATCAAACTGACGCATGCGAGCGGCTTCTTCTGGTGTTAAATCATTAATAGCCTTACGCGCTGTTGGCAAAAGATTATCTGCAATGTCTTTGCGCCAAGTGTCGCTGCCTCGCGTACCCCAGAATTCATGTCCTTCAACAACAATTTTTTCGTGTAGTTCTTTTGCAACAGGAGCAAAAATCTTGTCGTTAGTAATCATGTTTGCCCACTCAGACAAAGCAGTTGAGTACCCACTTGTGTTTGGGTTTAAAACTCTCATGTCGTCAGTGCGAACTGCTTTTCCTTGAGATACTGTTCCTTCACCATTAATGGTAAATATGTCTTCCGTCTTTCCAGGCATGTCGGGCATAACGGTGTCGTTACCGTGAACCCCACCTTTCCATCCATCGTGGCGAAGGTGTAGTGATACAGCATCACCAATAAGACGGTCAGCCTTTTCAGGATTCATTGCTCTAAGGACACTGCTTTCCATGCCCATAATTGTTCCAGCAACTACGTCACGAAGAAGGCTTACTTGCTTGTCGCGAAGCCCACCCTCGGCAAGTGGAATACCGTTAAGTTCGTGCTTAGCAATAGATTTAGCCAGTGATTGTTCAAACAACTTAAATGGGCCTTGGCGGAAAGCGTTAAGGGCACCTTCTGACAAACTTACGTGCATTGCCCAACGGCCAGAAAGAAGCGCCAATGGTACGAATACAAGGCTTAGTGTTCTGTTAAGTCCGTCAACTACAACTTGAAAATTGCTTCTGTAGTTAGGGCGGTCTTTTTTAATTTCGTCAAGGTTGTTCTTAAAACGTTCCGCAATCTTTGTTTTAGCAACATCGCCAGGACCAAACATGCCTGCTTGTTCTCTTGCCCATAGCATTGCTTGTTCTTCTTTGACAATTTGTTCTGGGTTAAGAAGAAGGTTGGCAGACATCAGGTGATCGTTGTATGCGTGCAGTTGACCCTTTAGAGATTCAACGTGTTGTGGCGACAATGGCTTGGGTGCAGGAGTATCAAACTCCATTGCAGGGTTTGCCCTACGATGAGCAAGTTCTTCCATGGCGGCTTTGTGGTCTTCAATTTGCTGTGCAACATCTTTGTATTTAGTGTGAAGGGTGTTGTAGAAATTAGTAAATTCTTGACCTAAATCTGGAGTTGCATAGGTAGCGTTAGCAAGTTTGTCAATTTCTTCAACTGTTTTATCGTAAGATTTAATACCACGCTCACTAAGTACTTCGTAACCCTTAGAGTCCTTAAAACCCTTTGAACGGTATTTAGCAATTTCTTTACCATATTTGCTAACTTCATTTTTTAACAAACCGCGTTCTGTGGCAATAGAACGAATCTCGTTATCCCAAGCAGTAAAGTCGTGAATGTTTCGAGTGTCTGGAGTTACCTTAGTAATTTCATTACGAATTGTGCGAGACAGGTTTCTAATGTCTTTAGCAAGAGGCATCCTTAAATGACCAAGTTGCTGAGTACCATTTGCGGCAGTAAATTCTTTACCTTCTGCATCTACAAGTTTAGATAGTTCATAACCGTTAGGGCCAGCGGTATAAACACGCTTTAATGCACCACCACCATCAAGACCAGTCATGCGTACAACTTCGTCCCAAATGTGGTTTTCCACCATTTTTGATACTGAGTCAAGTTCTGTTTGTCTCATACCGGCAGTAGCATTACGCATTACAATGTTGTAAAGACAATTGCGGTAAGCGGTAACATAATCTTCTGGTGTAGAAGTTGCGTACAAAGTGTCGCCCATTGCAACTACTTCTCGTTCTGGTACAAACGCACCGCGTGCCATGTCTTGAATAGCGGCAATAGCGTTGTAGTCACCAGGAACAATAACGTGGGTTTCCATGCGTTGCAAAACTTCGCTGTAGTACATTGGTGATCTACTTAATTGTGTAAAACACCAACGTCTAAAAATTGTGCGCCAACGAAGGTCAGCCTTTGCAGAGGCAATAAACATTGCGCTGTCCGGAGTTACATCATAACCACGTTCCTTGAACGCTTTGGCCCAACGCTTAAGTACAGGCATGTCTTCATTAAGAATTGCAGAAATAGCCATGTCGTCCATGACTTTGTTTGCGTCAACAAGAACAGTCTTAATTTTGCCATACATGCCTAGCGTTGGAGCAACGTCGTGCACCATACCGTAGCCATCAGCAAGCATTGCGTGAACGTCAACCACATCGTTAAACGTTTTGGCTTTGTCAAGCAACTTAATAACCTTATCTGAATACACACCACGGAAAGCACGAGCAATTTCAGAACCAGTGTGCGTTGCCATATATTGATACGAAGTAGCAACGTTGGCTAACCTTGATGTTGCATAGATATCGCCCGCGTTGTGGATACCAAGACCACGGAACCAAGTACCTAAGCCACCCATCATTTGATTTAATTTTCCTGCGGCACGTCCGTACGATTGACCAAGTAGTGCATCGTTCTTAAATTGTGCACCAGTAATTCTGTTGCCCTTCATGTCAAACAATGATTTGCGTGTTGTTTCTAAGAAGTCAGCAAGACGTGGTGATAGACCTTCAAATGAACGTGCAGCGGCAAATACTTTACCAGCAGCACCTAGTGGGTCTGCTCCTAGGTATTTTGTGTAAATATCAAAAAGACCTGATGTGGTGTCAAAGAAAGCACCTGTTGGATTCATTCCAAAGTATTCAAGTGTTTGACGACCTAGATCTTTAGGTTTGCCATCCGAACCAATTACTACACCACCCTTGGTGTCTTCCCACAATTGGTGGTGTTCTATCTTTGCTGTTTCTTGGTTAAGCAAGTAAAGAGCATTTAACTTAACATCTGTCATTGGCTTGCCAGCCATCTTTGCAAGTCTTGCAATACCGCCTAAAGGAGTGGAAACTTTGTCCGCTATGTTTGCAACAGGACCTCGTGGCCCTTCCATTTTTGCTTGTCGTTCCAATTCTTTAACTTTTGGAGATGCGTCAATTAACTTTTTCTGTTCAACAGTTAGTTTTTCACCCTTGGCTAATGCTTGTTCCGCTTCGGACATTGCAGACAAGTACTCGCTTGTTCCTGTTTCGCCAGCAATACCAGGTGCTAAGAATCCATCACTTGCGTACATAGCGGCGATGCTTGGAAGCATGTGACCCAGAGCGTATGCCCATCCTTTTTGATTGGCAAGAGATTCGTAGTATGCCATAGTGTGAGCCATCAGTTGATAGCCATTTTGGTCACTAAATGGGTTAATTAAATTAATAGGCGCTTGTGCAAAATTGTTAACTGTTCGCCAAGCATCTTTGTATCCGTTAATACCTTGTGCACCAGCAAGTTCTGCAAGAGTTGTATCAACCCTATTAAGAACATTGCTACTTACTTTTCCAAGTCCGACAACGGCATCGGCAGCACCTTTAGCGCCGCTTACGTCTGCATTAATTATTTTTTGTCCAACGTCACCTTGTGTCCAAAAATTAACGTATTTCATTACTGGACGAGCAAAAGCGTTTTTCCAGTTTTCTCCACTTGTAAGTGAATCCCAAATAGTGTTACCAACAGAAGTAATGCCGTGCCAAATTTGATGGCCTAGGTTGCTGCCATTGGCTTGTTCGTAAATGTGCTTTGTTCCTTCGTTGTATAACGAAAGGTATTTCAACGCCTGAGTAATAGTGTGAGGATCTTGTCTCAACGAAGTAGCAAGACCATACACCTGAGCAGGGTTGTTCATTGCATTAGGGTTATTCTTGTAATACGCTAAAATTCTTGCTTGCTGGTCAGCGTTTTCACCAGAGTAGCCTTTGATGGCTCCTTGGAGGTTAGTTTCAATTAAACCAGCAATGCCTTGTGTATTAGGCTTGCCAAGTATTTCTGTAGTATTAATCGAAGGCATTAGAGTCCAAAGGCTCTAGCAGTGGCGGCCAATTCGTATGTACCTGAATTTGCGTTAGGGTCACGCAAAAGATTTTGTAATGCGTTTGAAATTGTATTACGTGGCATACCTATGGCTTCTGGACCTGCGCCTGGGCCTGAAGGTAGACCTGCTTGTACTGGTTCCATTGGTCGTTCTGTTGCACCAAGAAAGTTCATAGAACCTGGTGTTGGAACATTGCCACTTGGGATTGGCATGCTTGGTGCTGGCTGTGCAACTGGTGAAGCACCCATTGGCACTGCGGCTTGTGCAGCCTTTTGCGCTGCGGCTTTGCCATACTCTTGATTTGGTACTGTACTCATTGGCATGTTCAGATCTGTACGGTTTCCGTATGCTTGACCTGGCGTACCTTGGCGTGAACCGCCCTTACCTGTTCTTGGCATGTATTACACTCCTGCTGGTGCTGGTGCTGGTGCTTGTGCTACTGGTCCGCCTGGTGCCCCACCTGGTGCTCCGCCCCCACCTAACGCACCAAGAAGTGCTGATAGGTCTGGCTTACCCTGTGGTGCTGGTGCTCCGCCTTGCATTGGGTTTTCTGGAGACAAACCCATTCCTGGTTGTGCCTCTGGTCCTGGTGCTTGGCCTTGCTGCTGTTGCTGCATTGCTTGAGCCTTTTGTGCTTGCTCGGCTTGCATTTCTTCGTGAATCTTTGCAACTGCATCTTCGAGCGATACGTGACGTTGTGCTTTCATCTTTGCAATTCTAGCAATGATAGATGGGTCAAGTGAACCCTGAGCGGCTTGTTGTTCAAGACCGGTTAGGAGTGCTTTGCGTAATCCTTCAATCTCAACACGGTCTGCTTCTAATGTAGGGTCTTCAATTGCAGGGTCCATAGTACGAGCAGTTTCGTTAGACATGATTCCCATACCAACACGTTGACCAATTGAAACAATCATGGCATTAATGTCTGAGCCAGGCATCGGGTACTTAACGTAACTAAAGTGTGTTTCGAATGTTTCGTTTGGTGTGTAGTCTTCGCTAACAACTTTGCCATCGCCACCCATAAAGAACATACTTGGCTTGTTTCCGTAGTATGACTTCATGATCTGAACTGCACGCATGTTCTCCAGTTCCATTGACTGTGAGAAGATTTCCTGGTATTCCTGGAGTGGCATGTCAACTGCACTAGACAGGACTGAAGCCCCACGTCGGGCGGTGCGAATGTTAGAGCCAGACTCGCCCCCAAATTCGGCAGGAATACCAGCCGTAAGTCGCTGTGCTCGCTCAAGGCGGTCCAGCGCCATCGGTGTATCTTGTGTTTGCTGTGGGTGGACAATCTGAATCTGTCCTTTGTCCAAAATACCTCGGATACCCATCTTGCCGTCAGCCTCTTGAACAATACGTGGGCTGGTCGGAGCGTTAGCAGGAGATACAACCCATTCGTCTGGGAATACGTTGCGGAATACTGCAATTGTGTTTAGTGCGTCTAGTTTTGCTTCGCGCTGGTACATACCAAGCATTTGGTCAAATTGACCTTGTAGACGGTCAAGCGTAATACGTCCAGCGATAACTACTGGACAAACTTCTGCACGGTTAGGGATACGCTCAAGGATAATGTGTGTAGCAACACCCTTTCCTGTTTCCTGTGTAAAACCTTGGTTCTTTTGTTTTTCAGCACCAACGGCTACAAGAACAGTCTCAGCAGCATCTAGGTACTCAAGAATCTCAAACATGTCTGTGTCAGTTTTGTCACCCTTGTACAAGACAGAAGTCTGTTGTGGGTAATGCATTTTCATCCAGCCAAGGGGACGACGGTCTGCAAAGATGCAATCCTGTGGTTCCATGTTGTCTGGGTCAATCATTGGCGATGGGTAGGTAGCGAGTGGGTTACGTACGCGCCAGTGTGGAATCTTGCGGTTGTCTGATGGATCAAGAGAAACTGGAGAAAGAGATACAGCACTCATACCGTAAGCAGTAAGGTGACGTGCGCGGCGGCGCAACTTGGTTCCCATACGGTTCATATCCCACCAACCAATGTTGGCTAGGCGACGGTCACGAGAACGGTTTTCTGAAGATTGGATTCCTGGGCGAAGTGCAGGGTACTGAATGTCTGGTAGCACTGATGCCACTCGCATAGCGAACGCATCAATACCTTGAGCAATCAAGTTAGGAATTGCTGGCTTCTCTGCTTCGTCTAACTCAGGCAATGGAACAATTACGTCACCGTTGTAATGGTCGCGTATTTCCTGCATGCGTCTAAATTGTCCACTGCGGTGAGAGCGTCGCTCTTGGTACATTTGAACAATCTGACCTGCGGCCTTATCGTTATCCAAAGAAACAGGCATTAATTACCTCAAATTCGCTAATTGAGTACTTCGTACCCATTTGGGTCGCCAGGCTTGTACGGACTTCGTTTGAGGCACGTAAATGTTTGGAAGGTTCCATTCAAAGAACCATTCCGCCATTACACAGTCATCCGTACGTCCATGAGGGTATCTGGTCACTTCATCAATTAATTTCATTGACCGAATTTTACCTTCACCCTTACCCATCAATCTTACACGACCAAACTTCCAATGTTGAGAAATTGTCGTAACACCGTATTCGGCATCAGATTTATTGCTGGTGGTGTTGTGAGGAATGATTTCAACCCCACGTAATTGCCTCCACCGTTTAAAATGGTCGTACTGCAACATAAACCGCTGGGCTGCATTTTGTTCTACAACCCATACCTGGATTGGAAATCCTAGAGAAACTGACAATCGTTGCCAGTCTTCCATAACCCCAGTAAATTCCCCTTGGTTGTAGTTATACTCTAAGAACTGCGGGGCTTCCATCTTGGCTCTAATGAGGTCGAGCAAGAAACGTTGCTCTGACTCTTTGTGGTAAAGCCAGCACTGGATAGACCAGTAGTTTGTTGGAGATGGGTCGGCTGTAGCCACCACGATGCAATCTGAGGGATTAAGCCCTGGTGGAATCTCCCACCTGTCACGGTCTTTGTCAATGCACCCTGGGCTGTTTCCATGCCCAAACACCCATTCGTTTCTGACCAATACTTCATCTAATGCCAGGTCTTCCTGCTGGTATACAACAGCAAAGCGTTCTCCTCGGTTGGACATAAGGTTAGAAATGTCTCGCCATCCAAGACGGCGCGGGTCCAAAAGACACCCTTCGGGGTAAGCAGCAGCCGAACGCTTATGATTATTCTTTGAACACTTTTCTTCATAATGGGCCTTGTACTTTAGGTGTTTGTATTTTTTGTCACGTCGAAGCAATGCTGCTTCTTCTTCTGTTAATTCATCTATGGCTTCTTCGGCTTCCTCATCAAGAGGCTGCACCATGTCTAAAGCGAAGCGGTAAAGATCATCAGGAGCCAAACGCTGACCAATAAGAGCAAGCATACCTGCTGGTTCAAGTCGAGTTTCTGCAACGTCTTGGTACCAGTCTTCCATTGCTTCTCGTTGTTCTGCAGAGCGCACCTTGCGAGGGTCCACAAGGTCGTCCCAGAAACAGCCATCGAAGCG